GTTGCTAAAGGTGCGTCACAGACTATGAAGAGCAAGCACCTTGAGGGTAAAGCTGTAGATCTTATGGCTTATGTAGCTGGATCTGGTGGTCGTTGGGAACTTAACCTCTATGATGAAATTGCAGATGCTATGGCACAGGCTGCTTGTGATTTAGGCGTGACTAATTTGCGTTGGGGGGCTGCATGGCATATAGATGATCTAGCCTCTTGGTGGGAAAACAACAACACTGCAGAAGATGCTATGAACGCTTATGTAGACCTAAGACGGTCTCAGGGTAGAAGGCCATTCATAGACGCTCCACATTTCGAGCTTACATAAAAAGAGAGGCCCCGCAAGGGGCCTTTTTTGTGTTTAGCTTTACGATATAATTTTGGCTTTTTCTTATCGGGAACTACCTTAGACCTATACTTGGGTTGTCTAAGATCTTTAGCCATTGGGTTAGGTCTCTTCATCTTTCTTATCCCACTCTATGCATCGAAAGTCTTTTATTATCCAACCTTGTTTATAAAAGTGTGCAGCACCAACTTCTACTGACATTTGACATAATTCCTCTGTGGGACGTACAATAGGGTCTATTTGTGCCTGACACAAACCCTCATTTAAGCAGATAAGTAGGACTGCGCTCCACATTTTAACTTCCTTCCATCTCTTCTATTAGCCTATTTAGATACCATTGTGCCTTCTTTAAGTCTTCTAGTGGTTTTCCCTTATACCTGTAGCGATGCAGGTATTTTTTTATATTTCCTTCAAGGTAGCCCATAAACATCATAACATCCATGTTATCCTTTAGATAGTCAATACATTCTATTTTACCTTCGCCGTAGTGTGGCGGGTGATTAACAACATCAGACATATTTTACCTCGTATTTTGCATGTTCTTGTATAAAATCTAAGGGGAGAATGGTCATAAGGTCGCCCCTGTTTGGTCGGGTATGCAACCCCCACTCTCCCCTAAAGTAGTCCACACACTTGTCCCTGACAATGTTTATGATTGTCTCTGGGTTTACAAGATAAAAGAAGTCCTCTGCCTTAACTGCAATATATCTTGCTACATCGTTTGGTACACCCCATCCATCTACCGATTTCCACTCTGGGGGTCTCTTAACGGTCCTGAGTTCCCACCAAATTGTGTTGTCAACAGGCCCATGCCTGTATTTCCTCTTTGCCGCTTTTACATCAACATGACCAAACTCTTTGTCTAGTATGTCCCAATGCTCAAAGATATTCTCTTCTTTTGTTGCTTTACGGATGAAGTTATCCCCCCGTAGGGAGATAAACTCTTGCTCTGCTGCAGTGCCTTCATAGGCTGATTTTGCGTTTTTTCTCATGTGATGTCTACAATCTCACATACATCACCAGAACAGGCCATTGTTTGCATACTCACTGTGTTGTCCTCTTGCTCATAGTCGGATAGTTTAGACCAATCAATCTTCTTTGGCATAATTGATAGTAGCATTTCATAATCTGATTTACCACACTCTTGATAGGGTGCCTGTTGATAAGAGTGGTCAGTATGTGGCAAGAATGACACACCAGACATTTCATCAAAGTGTTCATACACAAATGCTCCTACAGCCATCCATTCAGAATCACGTACAGATATTGTTACGCTAGGCTTATGCTCACACCAATGTCTCTGGTATATCAACCACATTTCTAGTTGTTCAACAGCAGTCATATCGTTACGTGTAACTGCACCATTTGGTGATTTCATAGGGAAGCTGAATACTGTTGTCGTGTCACCCTTGAATACACATGGTTCATGTGGGATCTTTTGATCCTTCATAAATTGTGTCAGTGGGTCTTTATTATCCCCGCGTACAGTACGGATATAATATGGAGAATGACGAGCGTGGATGCCACTTGCGGAGTCAACCAACTGCGAGACTGTTCCTGATGGTTTAACGCAGCTAATCGCAGCAGAGGGCGGTATGTCAAGACGACTAGCCCATTCAGCATTAGTAGAGATAGCGACATTTCTAAGATGCTCCAAAGTTTTGTCCAGACCTTTATTCTTTGTGGTCAACATACGGTTATCCATTATGCCTGTGAGTGACACACCAAGCAGACGCTCTTCTTCTGTATTTCGCTGCCACACCTTTCGCAGATAGGGGAAGTGCGTATAAGAGCTTTGGATGGTGCCAAGGATCGTAGCAATCTTAACCTTTCTCTCAAGGTCTTCCACACTGTCTGTAGAACGAACCACACACTCTGTAAGGTTGCAGAACTCATAAGGGCGCAAAATGATTTCCGAACATGGATTCGTCCCAAAATGATACTCAGGATCTCGTCTACCATTTTTTGCAGCTTGCTTCTTAGATGCTTCACGGTTGAATACTCCACGTTCACCTGACTTACTTTCCACTAGGGCGGTCCATTCACGCATGAATGTTTCCATGTCTGGACGCTCAGTATATGCAACACTGTTGTTAGCCAAGGCACGGTGCGCTGCAGTCTCCCACCATTGACCTGATTTAGCGTGGCGCATACGGTCATCTGATAGGTTGGATAGACTGATCATTGCTGACCTACGTACACCACCTACAACAACAATCTGACCGATGAAGCACATAAGATCGTGACATTCAACACTAGATAGCTTACGCCCTTGTGCATTCTTGAATGTCTGTACAGTGAAGTTGAATAGTTCAACCAAGGGCGCTGGACCTGATGCTCTACCACCAAATGTTTTTAGTCTTGCCCCTGCAGGACGAACCTTAGATACATCCCATCTTGGAATCTCACCAGCCCAAAGGAGTGCCAAAAGTTGCCTAAATGCTTTAGCCCAACCTTCCTTGCTATCTCTGACTACGATGACAGTCTCACTATCGAACAACTCAGGTATCTCAGGGAGTTTGGATATGTATTGTCTTTCGACACTGAACCCGACACCAGTACCACAGAGGAGAATGAACATAGCCTCATCGAAGGACTTAGGGTCATCTACGGGTAGATAGCTGCAGTTATATCCTGCTGTATTATCACGATCTAAGGCTGGACCTGCAGTCATCATTGCCCTCATAGAAGGCATAACCTCAAGGTTTAGGATGGCGTCACGTATGCTGTTCACATATGAGTCATCACCTATCTTGGGGCGAACAACATTGTCCATGTATCGCTCTACAGTCTCTGACCAGTCTTCACGTCCTTTGCCATCAAAGTATTTAGCATAACGTGACTTAGCAATAAATGTCTGATAATCTGTTGGTAGATAGTTATTCATCTTTTCCACGTCCTCGCATCGTTTTATCTTCATTTAGCCAGATCAACCTGTCGATATCACCTCGACTAATCCCAATATCTCTCAGTTCTCTATCAGACAGTCGGTTAAGTTCCTTGATTGTTTCCCTATGTAAACGCCAAGTTCTTAAATAGTTCCAATATCTCCATACCCATTTCATCTGTTGTCACCCGATCCATGTAGTTTATTTCGTTGCTTTCTACTGTTTAGCTTTAGCATGTTTAGGTCCATCACTTTACGTAGGTTTGCATTATGCAGGTTAGCCAATGCTGTAACGTAAAACAGAACATCTCCTAATTCCTGTAATACCTCTTGGTGGGAATACGCTGTACTATCTCTAAATGTCTTCTTAATCTTTTCTGCAACCTCACCAGCTTCACCCACAAGACCTAAAGTATTCTCTACCAGACGATCTTTACCTTTGGTCATTATCATGCTCTCTACAAAATTTGAGTAGCCCTCAAGATCTTCTTGCATATCTCTGATATCTGTTTCGTTAATCATTTTATATCCTCTACAACTCTTCCGTAAAACTCTGTTGGCCCCTCTTGCTCAATATCGAACAAATACCAACAACAGTTATCTTTCCCTTGTCCCTTGCTTCCCTCTATCCATTTTACCCTACCTACACTAACCACCTTCTTGCAGTATGTCATGTAAATAGCAGACTGCTTTGTGTGCATCCAATCTGCATCAAACAATAACCATGTCTTACATGTCTGCATAAATTTTTCTATCAGGGGGTGCAAGATTGTCCTATCCCAAGGTGGATTTGTTATGATGTAGGTTTCTGGGTCATATTGATCAACCTCTAACTGTAGAGCATTTGCAGGTAAAATATCACTTCGTCTTGGTTCTATGTCAGTAGCAACAAGAAGATCAGCAGCCCCACCTGTAAGTTCGTCTATGTGGTCGATTAATCTACCATCACCAGCGCAAGGTTCGATATATTCAAACGTGTAAGGTAAGTGTGGTATGAGAGGCTCTACAGCGGCTATAGGAGTGGGGTAAAAATCCCGTGGCCTTCTCTCATAATTACTACGTTTACCCATGCCCTTGCTCCTGTAATCAAGCATTGTACATCCATGAGAGATCTACTGACTTTACTATTGGCTCAATGCTAGTGTCAAAGTGTTTTAAATCTTTGTATGCTGCATTGAAATCTGAATAAGGAATATCCTGTGGTTGAGTTACCATTTTACCCTCATGCTCTCCCTTGCAGG